CAGCCTGCATACCCTATGGCGACGAGTGAACTGATGGAACGGGATCTGAAGCAAGAATCTGAAGAGCAAGTTGAAGCTGTCACTTCTGAACAGGAAGCACCAGCTGAAGCTGAAACTGAAGATCACGCTTCTGAATTATATTTGTATAAATTGAAAACTCTAAAATTCTAAAAGATGAAAAACATCGAATTGCGTGGAAAACGCGCAGAATTGATCAAGCAAGCCACTGATCTTGTTGACAGTGCGCAAGCTGAAGGACGTTCACTCTCTGCTGAAGAGAAAGTGAAGTTTGACAAAATGGAAGCTGATGCTCAAGCAATCATGTCAGAAATCGACGTGATCGAGCGCACTGCTGAAATGAAGAAAGAATTGGCTGCAAAAGCTGAAGCTCGTGAGGCTGCACCGAAAGCAACTCGCATGGGCGCATTCGAGAAATACCTTCGCAATGGTATGGGCGCATTGAACGCTGAAGAGCGCAAGTTGATGACTGAGATGCGTGGTACTTCAACACAGGTTGCTGGTACTGATTCTCTCGGTGGCTTCTTAGTGCCTCAAGATTTCAGCAATGAACTTGACGTTGCTGTTGAGTTCACTGGTGAAGTTGAGCGTCTTGCTAAAAAATTGAACACAGCTGGTGGTGCTTTGTTGGATTATCCGACAGTGAACGACACAGCTACTGATGCGAACTTGACAAGTGAAGCGGCTGCTGTAACTGTTCAAGACGTAACATTTGCGAACAAGCAGTTGAGTGCTTACAACTACGCATCACAGGTTCGTGTGTCAATGCAATTGTTGCAAGACAACGCTTTCGACTTGAATGCTTTCTTAGTTGAAGCAATGGGCGAAAGAATCGCACGTGCTACGAACGCAGCATTCACAAACGGAACTGGTTCGTCTCAACCACAAGGAATCATCGCTGGATCTGTGGCTGGTAACACGGCAGCATCGGCGACTGCGATTTCAGCGGACGACGTACTCGATCTCATTTACAGCATCGATCCAGCATATCGCAATAAAGAGAGCTTCGGTTTAATGGCTCACAACAATGTGATTTCTGCTATCAGAGCTTTGGGTCTGGGGTCAAACAACGATTTCCCGATCTTCATTCCGAGCATGGTGGCTGGCCAGCCAGACAAATTGTTCGGTCACAACATCTACTACAACAATGACATGGAGTCAAGCATTGCGACTGGCAAGAAGACATTGTTGGCTGCTGACTTCAGCAAGTTTGTTGTGCGCTCAGCTGGTGGCATTCAGATGGTTCGTTTGAACGAACGCTACATGGATGAGCTTGAAGTCGGCTTTGTGAGCTTCGCACGTAAGGACTCAGCTGTTCTCGACTCTCGTGCAGTGAAGCACTTAGTTCAAGCATAAGCATGAAAGTCAGATTTCTCAAATCTGTCTCTGGCAACGGATTCCACTTTCGCAAATTTGCGGAAGTGGATATTCCGTCAGAGATGGCGAAAGATTTCTTGAATGCTGGATTCTGCGAAGCTATTGCTGAGCCAGCGAAAAAGCGTGCAAAGAAGGCTGTCAAGAAAACAACGAAAAAGGAAACACGATAAGACATGGCATTTGACATTGTAACTGAAGCAACGACCGAGCCGATCACACTTGAAGAAGCAAAGAACTTTCTTCGTGTAGATCATGCAGAAGACGACATGTTGATCAGCGCACTGATCACAGCATCTCGTCAGATGTGTGAAGAGTACACACGCAGAATTCTGGTGACGACAACGATCGACGAATACTTCGATAAATTCCCGAAAAACTCGTGGAACAATTTGTCGAATCTGATCTATTTGTCAAGAGGCCCTGTTGCATCAATCACTTCTGTGAAATACGTCGATGAGATCGGATCTGAAGTCGCTTTGACTTCTGATCAGTTCATCACTGATGTGATCTCAGAACCAGCACGAGTTCAATCGACAGCTGGATGGTTCGCAGCCGCTGGTGTGGTGAATCAAGTGATTGTCAGATACGTTGTCGGAACTGATGTCTCAGCGATTCCACGTCCGTTGATTCAAGGCATGATGTTGGTCATTTCTGATCTGTACGATCAAAGAGCTGATTCAGTTCGTCGTTTACCGACTGCGAGTGAGTATTTGTGGAATCCGTACCGAATCTTCACATTCTGATGATCAAACAATCTGGACAACTCGACAGGAGAATCACGATCAAGACGTTCACGACTTCGACTGATGACTTCGGTCAGATCAACAAATCTTTCTCAACGCTTGCTTCAGTATGGGCAAAGGTTGAAGAAAAGTCTGGATCTGAAAAGGAAGTGTCAGATCAGATGCTGGCTGTCAAGAAAGTTGATTTCTTCATTCGACACAGATCAGATCTGAATGAACAGATGCGCATTGAGTACAACGGTAAGATCTACAAGATTGAAGCGATCATCAATGCTGATTCTCGTGACTCTTTTCAACGAATTGAAACAAGACTGACTGACTGATGGGAATGAATACGTTCATGCGCATCAGCGCACAAAAAGGCCCGTCGAGTACAAAGAACAGCATTGGATTCGATGAAGACGTTCTGATGAAAGAATTTGAGAAAGCGTTCAAGGAATTGAAGCTGGTCAAAGATTCTGTCTCAACAAAAGACATCAGACGCATTCAGCGACAATCTCTGAAGCCTATGGTGAAGAAATTCAAAGACGGCATCAAAGATGAGCAAGACTTCAAAGTGTATCGAAACGGCGGCATCTATGCTGAGATTCCGAAAGGGACTTTGAAGAATTCGATCGGGATCATCAACACGCCAGTGCGAAAGAAACAAACTTTCTCAGCACTTGCTGTCGGTGCAAGAGTGAAGGGTTCATATTCAGATCCAGAAAAAGGCGGCTGGTTCGCTCACTTTATTGAATACGGATTCATCAACTCGTATGGTCAGTACGTAAAGGGGGACAACTACGAATTCGCTGAGAAAGCGAAGAAGGGCGGTCTCGCTATGGTTAGAAATACATTCAAGAATCTCATGAGAGCATTCGTGAATGCAAAAGTGAAAGCATCAATCAAATGATCGGAAAAGTCATCAAAAGCAAATTCGGATCAGACTCAAATCTGAACACACTCTTCGGGGGGCGTGTTTATCCGATAGTCGGTGCGCAAACAACAGCAACGCCGTTCGCAATTTATGAGATCGTCGTCAACGATTCACAAAGATCAAAAGACAGCGACTCACATATTGACGAATTGAATGTCAGAATCACAATTGTGTCTTCATCTTATGCAGATACTCAGAACGGAGTTTCGTATATTAGAGACGCATTCGTGAGAATGAATGCCACAATTGAGAATGTGAAAGTACAATCATGCTCATTCGACGGTGAACGTGATTTGTTTAGTGACGACGAACGAACCTTCAGCTCACAGATTGATCTGATCTTCAGAGTCTCACTTGATTAGTTTTTGAATAATAAATAAAAAGAAGGAAAAATGCCTGCAACATCAATCATGAATGCGACTGACGTCGTGATTCAAATCTCTGAAGACAGCGGTTCGACTTATGATATTATCGGTCGCTGTACATCTGCATCACTATCTGTGTCAATGGAAACTCGTGACACAACAACTAAGGACTCAGCTGGCTGGGCCGAAAAACTTGAGGGTCTGAAATCATGGTCTTTGAGCGGTGACGGTCTTGTGACTTACTCGATCAGCGGTGACTACGATTCACCAGACGCTTTGTTCACTTTATTGGCGAACAGAACTCTTGTGAAAGTGAAGTTCGGATCAATGACATCTGGTGAGATCGACTACACTGGCGACGCTTACTTGACAAGCTACGAACAGGAAGGCGGCGTTGAGGATAATGTCACTTACTCGTTCAGCTTCGAGGGAACTTCAACATTGACTCAAGCGTCTGTGGCGTAATTTTTAACACTGAAGAGAGCGTACATCGTGCGCTCTCTTTTTAACAACTTCAACAATGGTTCAGATAATTGAAACGAATGAAAGAAAATATCCAGTCAGATTTGGGTTCAACGCTTTGCGTGAGTTCTCACAGATGACTGGAATGACGTTGAACGATCTTGAAAAGTTCGGAAACGACATGACACTTGATCACGCAATCACGCTCATGTATTGTGGATTCAAAGACGGCGCTCGAAAAGAGAAAGTCAAATTCAGATACGATGTCAGTGACATCGCTGATTGGATCGACGAAGATCAGCAGTTGATCGAAAAAGTGTTCGCAGTTTTTGAAGCTCAGTTCAGTTCACCGTCTGACGAAAAAAAGAAATAGGCCGAACCGACGAAGCCCCAGCGACATGGGACGACCTTGAGTCATTTGCGTTCGGTCAAATAGGACTCACTCCAGACGTGTTCTACGACATGACTCCACGAATGTGGAGAAATTGTGTCAAAGGGTACAATGAGATTGAGAACAGAAAAGAACAGACTGAGTGGGAACGAACACGATGGCAGACTGCGGTGTTGTTGAATCCTCACACAAAGAAGTCGATCAAAGCAAGAGATCTGATCGTCTTTCCGTGGGAAAAACAAGAAAAACAACACACGATCTGGACGAAGGGTGAAGTTCTCGAAGCTGTGAACAAAATGAACGAACTGACAAAACAAAAGAATGGCGAATCTCTCAAGTCTTAACTTTAAGCTGATGGCCAACATCAGCCCTTTCAAAAAGGGGCTGAACAAGGCAGAAAGATCTCTCGATCGTTTCGGTCGCAAAATGCAGCAAACTGGAAAGAGCTTGTCGATGAAGCTCACTGCGCCACTTGCTGCATTGGGTGCTGTCTCATTCAATGTCTTTAAGAACTTTGAATTTGAGATGTCAAAGGTCAAAGCGGTGTCTGGTGCAACAGCTGAAGAGTTCGCTGCATTAGAAAAGAACGCCAAAGATCTGGGTGCATCAACAATGTTCTCAGCATCTCAAGTTGCTGGTCTTCAGACAGAGTTCGCAAAGCTGGGTTTCTCAGCAACTGAGATCAACAAAGTCACAGAATCAACACTGAATCTCGCTCAAGCCTCTGGTGCTGATCTCGCTCATGCAGCAGAAGTTGCTGGTTCAACACTGCGAGCTTTTGGTCTTGACGCATCTGAGACTGGACGTGTCACGGATGTCATGGCGGCTTCATTCAGCTCATCAGCTCTCGACATCAATCTCTTCGCAGATTCAATGAAGTTCGTTGCACCTGTTGCAAAGAGTGCTGGCATGTCGCTCGAACAGACTTCAGCGATGTTGGCTGTGCTGGCGAACAATGGTATCAAAGGATCTCAAGCTGGAACGGCGCTGCGTCGTATCATTTCAGAGATCGGTGCAACTGGAAAACCAGTCGCTGAAGCTCTCAAGGAACTTGCAGAAAAAGGTTTGAATCTCGCTGATGCGAAAGACGAGGTCGGACGCTCAGCACAATCAGCTCTTTTGGTATTAGCAGAAGGCGTTGATCAGATTGCGCCGCTCACATCAGAATTCGAGAACAGTGCTGGTGCAGCAAAAGAGATGTCTGATATCATGGGCGACACTGCATTCGGTGCTTCAAAACGTCTCGAATCAGCGATGGAAGGTCTCGGAATTTCTGTCGGTGAGATCGTCGCTGAAGCTGTCGTTCCTATGGTCGAGGGCATTGCAGAACTGGCATCGAAGCTGAACAATGCAAGTCCGAGAACGAAGAAACTTGTCGTTGTCATGGCGAGTCTTGCAGCTGCAATTGGCCCTGTTCTATTCATCACGGGCGGCATGATCAGAAACTTCAGAATTCTGAAGATTGCGATTGTCAGAACTGGTATTGCAACGAAAGCCGCCGCCGCTGCACAGCGTCTTCTGAATCTTGCAATGGCGGCCAACCCTGTTGGGCTGTTGGTTGCTGGACTCACAGCAGTCGTTGGTGTCTTCATGGCATTAAATAGAGAGCAAGAAGAAGCTGTTGAAAAACAGAGAGAGCTTTCTGATGAAGCGAAAAAAGAGATCGCACAGACGACGATCAGACAACGTCAAGCGAATCAACTGATCAACGCAATCAAAGACGAAAACACTGAGACTGATCAGAAGAAGAGATTGATCAAGAAACTGAATGAAGAGTATGGTGATCTATTGCCGAATTTAGTTGATGAAAAAGACAATCTCAAAGATCTGATCAAACTTCAGAATCAGATGAACAACCAGATTGGCGAGAAGATTGCCTTGATGGCGATGCAAGACAAACTCAGTTCAGCAACATCTGATGCCGTTGATGCTCAAAAGAAACTGAACGATGAGATTGAGATCTACGATGATCTATCTGTGAAAGCGAAAGAATCGTTCGGAATTGCTATCACAGACAACGTGTTGAAAGACATGGAGGCCGCTTTGAAAACAGCCACAATGGCTTCTGGTGTGATCAAGAGCATGAGTGGCGATCAGATCATGTTGGCTCGTGAGTTGCTACAAGCAAAAGAAAACATCACAGAATACACTGGTGAAGTCAACACAGCAGTTGATGAAGTTGAGGATCTAAGCAATCAAACTGACAAACTTGCAAACGCATTCTCTTCAAGTTCTCCATCAATCGCAGGCACTGACGAGAAACTTGGTCGTCTTGGCGGTACAGCGAAAGACACTCGAACTGAGTTCGAGAAACTTGCAGATCAGATTCACAAAGACTTTTTGAAAGCGTCAGCAGATCGAGACTTTGCGAATGAAATGTTGGCGGCTCTGAATTTTGAAGCTCTCGAATTAAGTCCTGGCATTTTTACAATAGCACCGAGAAATCTTGACTTTGATCTTGATCTTGAAGAAATTGAAGAAGAGTTTGATGAC